TTTTCATCGTCAGTTCGATCTCGCTTTTTGGGCGTCCAACCTTTCGGTCATTCTTGTACGCTTCGATTTCTTCCCGCGTAAAGAACCAATAGCGGCCGGCAACCTGCCGGCCGATGCGCCCTGCCTGCGCGAGCTCTGTCACGCGCTGCCGCGTCACGCCCAGCTCGCGGGCAGCATCGGCGCCGGTAAGCATGTCATCAAGTTCTTGTAGCACCGTTGTCCCCTTTCCAGTGTCAACGAATATACACCGAACACTTGTGCGTGTCAACCATTTTCCAACCGTTGCCAAATAAATCCTTGACAAGAGTAATGATATACTTTATTATCATTGACTATAGCAAGGATTGTTCGGGATGGCCGAACGAAACAGCCCGGCCAGAGGTAAGAGCTCCGACCGGGCCACGCATGGAGATTTGGTCCAATGCAAGAAGTCATTATGAAGCAGACGGTGGTGACTCCGCAACTGACGACGGCGGCCAGCATGCTGGTCCGCCTGGCCCAGCCGGGCAACTCGTCCCTCCACCGGGCGCTCGAAAAGGCGGAAGGTCGCCTCATCTCCCAGCCCTGGCGCGTGGATGATGGCGTGCTCCACATCGTCAGCTTCACGCATCAGAACGAGGTCCACCTGACAGACGGCGTTGACTGCTCATGTCCCACGACACGCGGCACCTGCTATCACAAGGCCGCATGGTTCATCCTCTCCACGCTGGCCGCTGCCGGCTGTTCTCCAGTGGCGAACCTGCCGCTGCCCTCGGCGCTCGACGTTGACGAGCTGCCCGGCTCATTTCTCGACGGCGATTTCAGCGCGTTTGATGATGACAGCCTGACGCATGACCAGTACGGCAAGCTGCTGCCCGAGTTCGCGCCTGCTCCCGCCTTCGAGGAAGTGGACCAGCTGCCGCCGGCGCAGCCCTTCCGCCTGCAGCCCAGCCGCGTGCTGGTCAACCCGCTCGACGCCGACGTAGACGCGCTGTTCGGGAGGGTCGCATGATCGCCACTGAACTTGCGGAGCTCACGCGCGAAATCCAGCAGGACACCGGCGTGGACGAGCGCGCGGCCGCCGCGCTGGCGTGGGAGCAACTGGCGGTCCTGCTCGGGGATGCGGTGGCCGATATCCGCTACATCCCCCGGCGCGTTGTGGTATTCGATCTGCTGACGGCTCAAGAGCTCAAGACACTGACTGACCGCTAACAACCCGCCACAGGACACAGAGACGCCGCTGGCCCCCCACCAGCGGCGTCTCTGTGCGTTTGACCGGCGCTCCCGTTCGCCTCGATTGTAGCACGACGCCGGGCGCGGCTGTCCTCGTCGTTATCGCCCGCTTCGGGATCGTCGTGCATTTCTCATGCAGCGCCGTGCGGATGCCAGTCTAGCATCGCTGTTGCAAACGCTCTTTTTCAAATACTATCGAAGCGGCTCGATTCGGATCAGTTCTGAGCAGCCCTGTAGCCGGCACTCCGGGCATCCGCTTCCGTCGCAAAACATTGCTCTGGCTTGGTGCGGCTGTACGATCGACCGCCCGGCACATGGTAGATCCACTCATCGCCCTGGTTCCCCTTGATTGGGAAGCCGGGCGGGCAGTCGTCGCCCACGGGCTCGGCCGGTCCCTGCGCCGGCGCAGCTGCAGGTGCCTCGGTTGGTGCAGCTGCAGGCGCGTCCGGCGCTGCAGTCGTCGCGGTCGGCTCGATAGCCGGCGCTGCAGTCGTCGCGGTCGGTTCTGCAGCTGCGGGCGCGGTGGTGGGGGTGTTGCGGGCCAGGCGCGGCGTTGCGCTAGGACCGGGTGCCCCCTGGGCGTGGCGCGGCGTAGCGGTCGCTGCGGGCGCTCCTGGCGTCCTGGTCGGTGGGGTGTCAATCAGGCCGACCGATTGACCGACGGCCGTGCCGCCAATGCAACAGGTCATGAGAACGACGAGGGGCAGACAGCCCCATGCGATTTTGGCACCGCCGCGCGATTGCGCGAACCGACGCCACCATGCCGAGGGCATGGCGAGGAGACGATTGAACACGGGGAGACTCCTTTGCTACTGGAGAATCGGGACATACCAGACTCTCTACGCAAGTGCGCGGGACTTGGTTTCACACATGGCATGAAATGACCCGCATCGACGAGTAGCGCGCCGTGCGGGTCAGGGATGCCCCGGATTACGCTCAATAGTAGCATTTTTACCATTGGTCTGCTAAAGTGACTCTACCGTGGTAGCCGGAAGGCCACCGCGTCTCTGCGTCCGGCCACCGCCCACGGCCGGGAGCATCATGCAGGTATTCGATTGCAGGGCTGAGTTTCAGGGCAGCTTCAAGACGAAGCGCACATCCAACACCTATCTCGTGGTCCATCACGCGGCCGCGCTCTACCCGACACGCACCGGGATCGAGGATGTTCGAGCGGTGGCAAAGTACCACACGGTCGATCGTGGCTGGCCGGGCATCGGCTATCACATCTGTCTTGCCGAGGAATCGCCGAATGGCCCGATCGCTCGCTACGATGTCAGTGATCTTGACCTGCAACGCGCGCACATCCTTGACCGGAACCATCAATGCGTCGGCGTGAGCTGTCTGACGAACTTTCGAGGCATCCCCGAGCAAAAGTGGATCGACGCCCTGGTCGAGACGTTGCGCGGGCTCAAGCGCCAGGACACTTTCAAGAAATCCAAGATCGTCGGCCACGGGGAGATCGCCGTGCCAGCCGGCAAAACGTCCTGCCCCGGCCCGGCCTGGTCGCAATGGAAGCAGACCCTGATCAATGCTGTAGAGGCCGATCATCCCGTCATCGTGGACAACCTGCCCGATGGCACCTTTCCGGTGTATTCGGCCCTCAAGAGCTACTACGATCGCTCTGGCGGCGTGTGGCAGCCCGATCGTTTCGCCCTCGGCTACGCGCTCACGCCCTTCGACCAGGCGACCCGCGTCCAACAGTTTGAGCGCGGCTGGCTGCGCCTCAATCCCGATGGAACCGTGTCGCCGCTGCTCTTGTCGGAGCTCGCACCGTGATCCTCGAAGACACATTGCTCGTGCAGCAGCTGCTCGGCGATCAAGCGCCGCCCGTCTCAGCAGCCTTCCAGACTGAGACAAGCCTGCTGTTCACCTGGCGCGGCCGCGACGATCGCCTTGATGTCGAGATCACGATCGACGGCCGCGCACACTGGCGCTATAAGAACCGGGGAAATCAGGTCCAATGGACGCATGACCACGATATCGATGATGGCTGGCCGGCTGAGGGCAAGCGGTATTTGATGCGTTTCAACCGGAGGGCAGCATGATCCGCGAGTATGCCGGCTTCACACTCTGGTCTGCCTTCGTGATCTGGTTCGCCCTGGTGATGGGTGGGCCGGCCCAGCAACCCCCACCGACGGCGCGCTATGAGTGCCCACCTCCACCGGGGATCACCCTGCACGCTGAGAACAGTCAGATGGAGGTCGATAGAACAGGCCGGGTATTCTGCGCGACCCGTGCGAGCACCTCGATCGGCGGTGTCGTCTGGACGTATGACAATGGCGTTCCGCGCATCCTTGTCGGCGACGATGGACGCCCCGAGGAGTTCCACGGCAACGGCGAGCTGACTGTGTGGCCTGACGGGTATTTGCGCTATATCACCGTGCGCGTGGGCAGCCTAAACCCGCCACGCACCGGCCTTGCCATCGTCGAGCACGTCGTGCCGGAATGGACACCGTAATGTCGCATCGGAAACAGACGGCCATGTTTAAACATAGCTATGCCATTTCAAAAGGGAAATAAGCTCGGCCCTGGCCGGCCAACACGCAAGGTAGAAGATCGTCATCAGATGGTCCTGCTGTCCGTCTTTGACGAGGCAGCGGAACGCGCGGCAACGCAGGCGATGATCAGGCAGGCAAAGAAAGGCAACGTCGCAGCTTTCAAGGAGCTGATGGACCGCAAGTACGGCAAGGTGAAAGAGAACGTCGATCATGGTGGCACAGTCGTCATCCAGATCCGAGAAGAACGGGCAAAGGGAAAGATCCTCGACGCCGATTTTGGTTGAGCAGCCGAGGTTGCATCCAGCCCAGCGCACGATCGTCGCCGGCCGAGCCCGGCAGACCGTCGTGTGCTGCGGGCGTCAGTTCGGAAAGTCAACCCTTGCCCAGCATCAACTCATGACCAAAGAGATGATCACGCATCCGACCGCCTACTGTGCGCCAACCCACAAGATGCTGACGCAGGTTTGGCGGGAGCTGTGCGAGCGACTTGACCCGATCATCGTGCGGCGCCAGGAGCAGGCCCACCGGATCGAGCTGCTGAGTGGGGGCATCATCGAGGGCTGGTCACTGGATGATCCCAACGCCCTACGCGGCCGGCGCTACAAGCGGGTGATCGTTGACGAAGCGCGGCTTGTGCCCGATCTTGAACATGTCTATTTCGCCGTGATACGCCCGACACTTGCCAGGCTGCGCGGCGATTGCTACCTGATCTCGACGCCGGCCGGACTGGACGGCTTTCATGCTCTGTTTCAGCGCGGCATGAGCAAGGAAGCCGGCTGGTCGGCCTTCCGCTATCCGACCCATGCCAACCCATACATTGCAGCGGCCGAGCTGGATGAGATCAAGGCGATGCTGCCGGCGACGGTCTATGCCGCTGAAATCCTTGCCGAGTTCGCCGATACGGGGCTCACCGTGTTTCGCCAGTCCGACATCGCGGCGGCCGAGGATGGCGCATCAGGACACGCGGCGCCCGTGGCCGGCCGGCGCTATCTGACCTCGGTGGATGTCGGCCGGCGCCAGGATGCGACGGTGATCGCAACCGTCGATATCACCACTGAGCCCTTTCAGCTCGTCGCCTTCGATCGGTTGGAGCGCATCCCCTATCCGGTCATCCAGTCGCGTATCGCCGATCGGGCACGCGCCTATCTCGGCCGGCTGATTGTGGAAAGCAACGGCGTCGGCGATCCCCTTATCGAAAATCTCGACGTTCCGGCTGAACCCTTCGTCACCACGGCAAAGTCAAAAGTCCAGGCCATTCAATCCTTGCAACTCTTGCTTGAACAGGGCCGCTATAAGGCGAAGTGGACGGCCGAGGCGAAGCGCGAGCTGATGGCGTACCAGTGGGACGATCGGCATCTCACCCAGGATTGCGTGATGGCATTGGCGATCGGCGCCGCGCATATGCGGATTCCGACAAGCGCGGGGATCTGGTGATGACGAGCAACAAGCTGGCGACCTACACCACCCAGCGCCTGGTCAAAGCGGCCAGGTCGCGCACCCGTGATGCGACGTTCAACTTTAGCGGGGCGTTTAGCTCGCTGCTGTCGAGCACCTTCTCGCTGCTCACGGGCACCGAGCGCGTCGGCTGGGCCGTCGGCGTCGATGGGTCCACCGTCAGGATGCTCGATAGCTCGCCCGCAACGCTGCTCCAACAATTGAGCCTGAATGAAATCGTCTATGCCTGTCTGCGCGAGCGCATGAAGGTGCTGATCACCCCGGCCTTCGTCGTCGAGCGCCGCCAGCCCGACGGCACCTATGTCGTCGACCCTGAGCACGAGCTCACCGCACTCATGCGGCGGCCTGGTCCCAACCTGGACACGGCCACGCTCTGGCGCTGCCTGGAAGCGTCGTATGCCAGCATCGGCCGGCTCTACCTTGAACCAGTGTTTGGCAGCGCCTCACGCACCTTGCGCGGCCTGAACCCGCTCAATCCGGTCTATATCACCGAGCGGTATGAGGATGGCCGGCTGATTGCCTATGACTGGCAGCCGCCCGACGCGCCGTCGGTGCGCTTCGGTGTCGACGAGCTGATTGTGCGCCGTGCCGTCGATTGGGCCGATGTGCCGCCACTGATCGCCGCGCTCGGAAGCGTCCAGGCCGATCAGCTGAGTAATGATTTCATGCGTGGCTTCTTTAGCAACGCCGGCGTGCCGTCGGGCATCGTCAAGGTGCGCGGCTCGTGGTCGACGACGTTGACCGATGCCTTCCGCACAACCTGGATGGAACGCTTCGGACCTGGCGGCATGGCAGCCGGCGGGCCGGCGATCTTCGATGAGAACATCGAATCGTATACCAGGCTCGGCGTGTCGCTGAATGAGCTCGACAATGAGACGCTGAGGATGTTCATCGAAACGCGGATCTGCATGTGTTTCGGTGTGCCGCCCCTGATCATCTACGCCTATGCCGGCCTGCTTAAGGCCACGTATAGCAACCTGCAGGAAGCGTGGAGCTCCTTTTGGGATGCTACCGCCTTACCGCTGCTCAAAGAGTGGGCCGAATGGGTCAACTGGTCGCTGCTGACGCTGTACGAAGATCGGGATGATGTGCTGCTCGGCAACGTCCGGTGCCGCTTCGATCCGACGGGCATCGGGCCATACCAGGAAGACAACGATGCCAAGGTCACGTTGTATCAGGCCGGCTGGAATGATGGCAATGTCAAGCTGAATGAGCTGCGCGCCGTGATGGGGCTCCCGCCTGACCCCGACGGCGATGTCTACAAGGCACCGGCCCAGCCGCCGCAACCGTATGTGACGCTGCCACCCGAGCCAGGACCGCCCGCTGCGCCGCCCAGTGACTCCGAGACGAGCGGAGAGGAAGAAAAGCGCCTGAGAGTCGTGCATAACGTCAAGGCCGCTCCCAAGCCAACTCCGCGCCTTGACGCCGACGTTGCGAAGTATCTCAAGGACCAGTACGCCAAGGCGCGCCGGCTGGTCATCTCGGAAGGGCCGGACGGGGCGCGGGTCAAGCTCGAAGATGAGCTCGACGACGGAACCGCGTTGTTCGGCACGCTGGCACCGGCCGAGCGCCGCGCCTATTCTGAAAGCTGGAAGCAGGCAGCCATGCGCATCGATTGGGACGTCGTGCTCGACACCGGCGACGTGTCCAGCGCGGTTGACCTCCTGGCAACCCGCTGCGTGGGCATCGCCGGAACCACCAGGCAAGAGATCGCCGATCTCATCGTGCAGGGCGCTACTGAACAGTGGACCGATGCTGAGATCGCAGCGAAGATCGGTGAGCTCGGCTTTACCCGCTCCAAAGAGCGCGCGCCACTGATCACCCGCACCGAGCTTGCAGTTGCATCGACGACGGCCGCGCGTGACGCCTATAAAGCCAGTGGGATGGTTGGATCGCTCGAATGGTTGACCGGCCCTGATCCGTGTCCCGAGTGCCAGGAGCGCGACGGCAAAACCTACGATCTGGACAGCGCGCCCGAGCTGCCGGCGCATCCCGCATGCGTCTGCGATTACGCGCCTGTATTGAGTGAGGTACTGGCATGAGTGACGATCTCCGCGCGGCCGAGGCGCTGGCCGCCCTGCAATCCCTGGATTCTGGCCGCATCGAATACAAGTCAGACATTGCACCGGCCGTGCTCGACATTTCCGGCCGGGAGGTGACCACGCTCTTTTCCGTCGATAACCTGGATACCATCGGCGACATCACCGAGGTTCCGTCCTTTCGCAAGTCAATCCGCGAGCGCGCCGATCGCATCCCGCATATCTATATGCACGACCTCAACGCGCCGGCGATCGCGCGGATCATGGCCTTTCAGCCCCTCAGCCGCGCCGAACTGCCGACGGATGTGCAACAGCAGTATCCCGAGGCGACCGGCGGTATGGCGTCTGTGTCGCGCTACCTCAAGACAGGCCGCGCGGCCGAAGTGTACGAGGGCATCAACGAGGGCATCCCGTATCAAGCGTCCTTTGGCTTTCAGGTGGTCCGAGCCGAACGGAAAACACTCGCCGACGGCCGCAAGGCGCGGGTCATCAAAGAGCTTCGCCTGTTTGAGATCAGTACAACCTTACCCGGCCACGCTGCCAACGATGCAACCCGCGTGCGGGCGGGCAAGGCATTGGCCGTGATCGAAGAATTGAAAGCCGGCTGGCGGCACGGCACACATAACGATATTCTGGCGCTCCGCCAGGCATACCAGATCCTTTGCGACTTACTCGGTATTCCTTCTACGCTGATCGACGCCGCGCCGCAGGACTCCGAGCCTGCACGCACCTCGCCAGTGGATGCGCTCCTTACCGAAGTTGGATCACTGTACGAGGTTATGACATGAGCATGTATGCAGCTCGGCTCAAGTCCGAGATGAAGCCGATGCTTGACGAGCTCCGCGAGCTCAACGAGCTCGACCAACCAACCGACGAGCAAAAGAGCCTGATTGACACCCTGACGGTCAACCTGGCCGCAAAGAAGTCCGAGTACGACAAAGCCATGCAACGCAGCCAGAAGGCGCTTGAGGCCGAATCAATGTACGAGGGCCTGACGGATGAACCGGCGCAAGCACGGGCCCAGTATGACCGCCCGGCGACGGGAAGGCAGCCCGAAGGCGAAACGAAGTCACTCAGTGACTACCTGGTGAACTCGCGCGAGTTCAAGAACCCGCGCAACAATCTCTATAACATCACCGAGCCCATGCCTGTTGCTGCGCTGTACCCATTCGTCGAACGCAAGGCGGCGTTTGTTCCCGGCAATATCGCAGCGGCGCATGGCGACGTGCGGATCATCTCGCCGCTCGAAGCCGGCATGAAATTCCCGCTGTTGACCTTCCTCAACACCGTGCCGTGGAACGATCTCGTGGTGCCCTACCTGCCGATCACCTTCACCAATAACGCGCGGGAACAGGCGCTTGCCGAGGCCAAGGTCGAGTCCACAAATGCGGGCACGATCGCCACGATCCAAATGTCGACCATCGCGCATTGGAAGGAAGTGCCGAGGCAAATCTTAAGGGCGATGCCGACGCTGCGGGCGATCATCGATAACGAGCTACGCAACGGTGTCCTGGCGAAAGTACAAGCTCGGGTTGTGGCAGGGACCGGCACCGTGGTCGCGCCGGCCACAGCTCCGCAAATGCTGGGCATCGTCGGCCAGGTGACGCAGACTGTCACCGGCCCGACAACGCTCATCGGCCAGATCCTTTCGGCCATCGGCATCGTCGAGGCCAACGGCGGGGTTGTCGATGCGATCCTGATGAACCCCACCGATGTCGCCCTGCTCCTGAACGCACAGGTCACGGCGAATACCTTTAACCCACTCGTCAACGCCACCAGTATCGCCGGCTACCCCATTCTCAAGATCCCGTCGATCGTCGCAGGGACCGCGCTCGTGGGTGATTTCTCATCTTCGACAACCCTGTTTGTCGGCGAAGCGGCCAACGTCCGGGCCACGGAAGCGCTGGGGTTCAAATCGAACGTCGTGACCGTCTTGGGAGAGATGGATGCCGTGGTTCTCGTCGAGCGTCCCTGGCTCATTGTGAAGGCAGCCGGAACGATCTGATACGCGACACCGCCCCATTCATAGCACGAAGGGACCAGACCATGAGCGAACGATCAACACCCGCGCCGCCAGAGCCTGAAACCGCCCCAGCGCCCGACAAAGGCGGCTGGATTGATGGCGAAACGGGGGAGGGAACGGGCGCGCCACCCGCGCCCGCGCAGCAGCCGGGAATCGTCCCGATCCGCAAGCCGGCGACGGAAACCCCGCCCAAGAAGGCAAGCTAGAAGGGGTCCAGCATGAGCACGATCTGCACAGTCGGAGAGTGGCGGCAGTACATGACACAGGTGCCGGCGAGTACCGAGATCGACGCGCTGATCCAGGTCGCGCTCGACCGGGCCGAAGCGACGATCCTGCGCCAGTTGACCGGCGTCACAATCGAACTGCCCGCGCCCGAGGACTTAAAGCAGATCGTGCTCGAAGTGACAACCGGCTACTACCAGACGCGCGGCGTCGTGCCTGGCACCCAGACGATGGGGCCGGATGGGGTGGTGACGCTCATCCCTGCGGGCGGGCTCACGGGTGAGCACAAGAAGGCACTCCGGCAAATCAGGATCGAGCTCGGAGGCATAGCGGTCTGATGCCATACCGAGTCATTGACGGCAAAAGCGCGATGAAGGGCCTCACCATCGAAGTTGATATGGGCCGCATCGAACGGCAGGCGCTCGGTTTGTTTCACTGGCGTCTGCGTCTTGCCCGCCTGCTCATTCGGGCCGCAGCCGCGATGCTTCGGTGCAATGTGGAGATCACATCATGAGTGCTGACGATTTCACCCGCGCCGCCGCCCAGCTTGACAGGCTGGTCCCGAAGACCCTTCCACAAGCTATGTCGGCGGTCGTGCTGCAGGGCGTGGCGATCATGAAACGGGAAGCGCCGCGCAAGACGGGCAGACTCAGCCGCTCGATTCAGGGGCGCGTCGAGGCGCAGGGCAAGCGCGGCGTCGTCGATACCGACGTGGCCTATGCCAAGGCCGTGGATGAGGGCACCCCGCCGCACATCATCCAGCCGCGCCGAGCGCGGGCGCTGTTCTGGCGCGGGGCGCAGCATCCGGTCAGGATCGTCCGACACCCAGGGACGAAGGGCAGGCACTTCAAAGAGCATACCCGCGACAAACTGCGACCGATTGCCGAGCAGGAACTAAGCTCAGTGTTTGGGCACGCGCTGGGGCAGATCGGATGAGCGCGGTCAACGCGAGAGCGGGCCTGATCGAGCGCATCGACACAATCGACGACCTGACGGTGCTGGGTGCCGAGCCCTGGACGCTGCAGACGACCGCGGCTGCCATCGTGTCGCTCATCGGCGGGGGCTTCGCGCCTGGCGGCCAGGTGCGGGCGAAGACGTGGCGCTTTGCGGTTCGTATCGTCGTGCAGTACCAGGACGCTGAGGCGGCCGAGGCCGAGCTGGTGCCGTGGGCCGATCTGGTCACCGCCGCGATCCTCGACGACCTGACGCTGGGCGGGCGGGCATCCGTCGTGCCGCGCTGGGAGATCAGCGCCGAAGGGTCAGACGGCTACTACACCGTGAATGAAAAGACGCACCGCTCGATGGTGTTCCGGCTCGACGTGATGGACAAGCTGTAGGAGGGGCAGATGGCAACCGCTCGATGGTTCGATAAAAGCAAGCTGGAAAAGGGCGTGTCGCTGCCCTTCGGCATCCCGCAGCGTGACCTCAGCGACGAAGAATTCAATGCCTATCCCGCGCACATCCAGCGCAGCATTGATAGCTGGCCGGTGTTCGCCAAGCGCAACCCCAACCCGACACCGCGCACGCCCAAAGAGGACAAGGAGGCGTAATTTTGGAAATAGCGTTCGAAGTTTTTGCTGCCGCGTTGGAAGCCGATCGCGGCGTGGCCGAGCCGATACCGACGCATTACTTTCCCTTCGTCGGCACGATCCAACAGGCGTTTGACGTGTACCGGCACAGCATGCCGGACGGCACCTATGAGAACTACGTGTCCGAACGGATCACCCGCAAGTGGTCAACCTTCGAGGGGTCGGGTGCGCTCGACACCTACAACGCGCCGTATCTGTTCAACCTGATCGTCAAGGACCTGTCTAGTCCCAGCACGCCGGTCGGCGGCACGCTGTCCAGACTCTGGGACTTTGCGCCGGTCGTCAACGCCGATGTCCAGGCATCCCAAACCGGATGGTTCGGCGATCCCAATGTCCAGGTCTGGCGCGCTCCATACGAGATGGTTGATACCTTCACGATCACGGCAGACGGCACATCGACTGACGTGGTGACGATGGACATCTCGGGCTTCGGCCAGCGCATGACGAAGGTCGCCGATCCAACCCTGCCCACGCAGCTTGTCGGGCCGCTGCTCCCGCCGCTCTACATGCAATGCTGGATGGACACCGGCGACGACGACATCGGCACGACCGAAGTCACCGGGCGGCTGCTCTCGGCGATCCTGTCGGCCGAGCTGACCCGCTCGCGCAAGCACATCCCGGCAGGGCCAGGCGGTGGGCTGGACTTCACCCGGACGGGCATCGGCAAGCGCAATGCAACCTGCGCCCTGCGCTTCGAGGTGCCCGATACGAATGAGTGGGATCTGATGGACGCCGGGACGCCGGTCAAGTGCCGCGTTCGGATCTCGGGCGACCTGATCGAGGGCGCGCTGTACCAGTACGTCGAGTGGGACATCTTCGGCATCCTGGCCGAGCCGGCGTGGGGTGACTTCGAGACGACCAACCGGACGCTCGATGTCACCATCACGAGCACGAAGGACGCGACGGCTGGCTACTCGTGGGCATTGAGAGTGCAGAACGATCGGGCAACACTTTGAGCGCATTTATCGACACCTCGAAGGTCGAAGTCAGGGACGGCGACAATGTGATCTTCATTAAGCGCCGGATGGACTTCGGCACCAAATGCCGCGTCGAGGATACGCTGACGCAGATGGCACTCGTCAACGGCAGAACGGGAGACATCCGGTTTACCGTGGGAGCCCAGCGCCTGGCGCTTGCCGTGCATAACATCGTCGGCTGGGATGGTCCCGATTTTGTGGACCCAACCACGAAGCGCGCGGTGCCCTGCACGCCAGAAGCCATCGAGCGGCTTGACCCAACCTACCCGCTGCTGGTCCAGGCGCAGCTGCGCATCACCGAACTCAACGCCGATCGAGAGGTGCCTGACCCAAAGTCATTGCCGACGGCTGGCTCGCCGTCTACGAAGGCAAACGGGATGCAGCCGGTGGACGCTTTGACATCTACGTGACGCTGGCCGAGGCGCACAACTGGACACCTGACCAGGTGGATGCAATGGATCCGACGTTCATCATGGAATTGTTCGCCGAGAAAACTGCCAGGAATGACCACGCGGCGATTGACGCCGACCTGACACCTGACCAGCGTGAGAAGAAAGCGAAGGCAGCCATCACCAAGCGCAAGGTGCAGATCATGAAACGCAGGGAGCAGCAGCGCAATGGCCGCAGCTGAGCTCAACCTCGTTATAGGCGTCATTGATCATGCCAGCAAAGGACTGGACAAGATCACGGGAGGCCTGGGGACCGTCGGCAAGCTCGCCGGCGGCCTGGCGCTGGGCGGCGCTGTGGCCGGCGTGGGCGCGCTGTCTGCCGCGCTGGTGGCAGGCATCGGCGATGCCAGAGAAGCCAACCTGATCATGGCGCAGACGGAAGCGGTCATCAAGAGCACGGGAGGCGCGGCCGGCTTCAGCGCAGAGCAGATCGCGGACATGGCCGGGGAACTGTCGGCCGCGTCGGGCAAGTCGCTGTTCGGCGATGACGACATCCAGCGCGGCCAGAACATGCTGCTCACGTTTACGAACATTTCCGAGAAGCTGCCGGATGCCACACAGACCATGCTCGACATGGCAACCGCAATGGGCACAGATGCGGAAGCCGGCGCGATCCAGCTCGGCAAGGCGCTGAACGACCCGATCAACGGCGTGTCGGCCTTATCGCGGGTCGGCGTCACCTTCACCGACCAGCAAAAGGCGCAGATCAAGACCATGCAGGAAGCCGGCGACATGGCCGGCGCGCAGGCGATCATCCTTGCGGAGCTCAATAAAGAGTTTGGCGGCTCAGCTGAGGCCGCGGCCGCAGCCGACGGCGGTATGGCTCAGTTCACCGACCAGATGGGCGAGCTGGCAGAGAGTGTCGGTGCAAAGGTGTTGCCGGTCCTGAATGACCTGCTGGGCTGGCTGACGAGTCCGGCCGTGCAGGATGGCATCTCGGCGGTGGTGGATGGGCTGGTGACTGGCTTTGAGTCGATCTGGAACGCGGTCCAGTTCCTCATCACCGGCGATTTCTCGGGCGGTATCTTCGGCATGAGCGAGGATGATCCCTGGATCAACGCGCTCTTTACGGCACGCGAGACGATCGTGTCGTTCGTTGAGAGCGTCTTGCCATCGCTGCAAGCGGCCTTCGAGACGGCATGGGCCGCGGTTCAGGTCGCGGTCGATACCGCGTATCAGTTCCTTGCCGGGACCGTGTGGCCGTGGCTGCGCGATGTCGCCTTCCCCTGGCTGCAAGATACTGCGCTGCCGGCCTTGCAAACGGCATTCGAGACGGCATGGGCGGTGATCCAGCAAGCGGTGGACACCGCGTATCTGTTCTTCCATGATGTCGTCTGGCCCTGGCTTGAGCAGAGCTT